CCCCTTTGCGTTAAATTTATAAATGTATCTGTTAATTTATTTGTACTTACAATCCCTTCTTTTTCAAAAAATTTATATAATTTATTATTTATGTCCATTAACCTTTCTGTTTTTTCTGTAGTTGTTTCCAATATTGGCCAGAATTTATTGTAATACCAGTCACTTTGTTTCTGAAGCCCAACACCTGAAGCAAGAAAATGAGATAATGCCATTGACATTTTCCTGAAACTTAATTCAGCCTTTTTTCCACCCCCAGCTAAATTATTCATCCATGTTACTGTATCAATTAAAGCTGGTACAATTCCAACTGCCAATGCTTTTTTTAATTCATCTGATTGTGTTGCCAGTTCTGTCATATCATCAGCTAAATCTTCAGCCAGTTTTGATTCTTCAGCAGTCCATGTTGACATTGCACCAGCTTCTTTCAATAAATCCCTAAATCCAGCTTCGCCATTTGCTAAAGCTGGTAACAATGAAGTTCCAAATTTACCACCAAGCAAATCAATTGCCACCTGTTGTTTGTCCATTTCAGTTGTAAGTCCAGCAATGCCTTTGGCAACAAGCATAAATACTTCATCAGGTTTTAAACCCTGTAAATCCTTAACACCTATGCCAATTCTTGCAAAAGCATTAACATAATCAGTAACACCATTGTTGGCATCATCAACACGCATTATTAAAGTACGCATACCCCTTTCAAATCCATTAATGCTTGTACCTGATAAATCAAATGCAATTCTTAAATCATCTAATTGTTCAACTGCAATTCCAGTCCTGGCTGACATTTTGCCTAACATATCCCCAACTTCAACAAATTGCTTAACTGAAGCAATTGCAAATCCAGTAACTGCCACACCAACTGCCATTATGCCAACTTTCATTTTTGAAAAAACACTACCCATACTTTGCCCAAACCCTTTCATCTGCTGACTTGCCTGTTTTGTATTTGCTTTTATTAGTACGCTTAATTCACTTATATTAGCCATTTAAAAATGATTCCCTTAATTTATTCCACATCTTGACCTGTTCAGGTGACATTTTACTTGCATCTGAATTAAATGCCACTTTTGAATTTTCAGCCATTCTGTAATCTAGTATTTGCTTTATCAAATTCCAATCCTGTTTTAATGCTTCTTCAGGTGTACAACCAAATGATTCACAAACTATTGAAATAAGTCCCTGTGCTGGTACGCCTACTGACCCTGTTGAGTCAAAGATGTATTTTGCAAGGGACTTAATTCTTTTTTTTGTTCACTTTCTGTTTCACCCATTGTTGCAGTTATTAACCAAAGTAATTCTTCATTGTATAATTCCTTAAACACTTCAGAATTTTTATAAGGTTTGGCTNNAGGNTCACCATCAATTCCTGTCCAGTTCCAATCAACTACCCTTTTTGCTAAAGACTCACAAATTGAATCCATTGCAACAGACAATTCACCTTCTTCAGCAGAATTTCTGAATGTCCCTAAAGCCAAACTTTCTTTAATTGTTATTATTGGAAGAACCTTAACCCATTCATTTTCGTGAAGTTTTACTGGTTCACCCATTTCCACAATTTTTCCTTCTTCAATTTTTTGCCCTATATGAATAATGCAATCTGAAGAATCCACTTCCTTTGGTTTTATTTTAAAGTTTTTCATTGTTGTCCCCCTTTTAAATAATTATTAGCTTACTGCCCTGGTTAATGCACCTGATACCTGTAGATCAGCAGTGTATGTTGTAGCACCACCTACATCAGAAGTTATTGAATAACTACTGACAAAAGCTGAACCTGAATACACTGGTGTGTTTGATCCTGCAGTTGATCCTGTTGTTTCAAAACTTGCAGTTGCACTTCCACTTCCTATCCTGGTGAATATTGTTGCATCACCCTGACTGGCTGATGGGTCAAAAAATCCACTTATAGAATAATTAGAAGTTGGTAACCCTTCAGTAAATGTTCCAGCTGAATCACCAAACGCAGTAACTTCAACAATGTTGACGTCTGTTGTCTGCGTGATATTCGTCAGTTCATCTTCAATAGCCACGCTATTAAAAGAAAAATCTGCTGACTTTCCTGATTGTCTTGCCATTTTGTTCTCCTATTTTTTTTTGTTAATAAAATTTTTAATAAACTATTTAATATGTTCCTACTTCNACACCCATAGAAACCATGCAAGTAAAATTTGTGAAACTACTATACTGGCTTACTGTGATCTGCAAATACCTGTCACACGCATCTGTTGTACTTACTGACTCTGTTCCCACTCCACTGAATTGTGAAAATGCAACAAAATCTGAATATCCTGTTCCTTCTGCCCAGTCAACGTGTGCTGAATCCTGGATTTTAATTGTTGCAGTACCACTGCCACTAACTGAAGTCACCCTTAACGTTGCAGTTTTAGTGCTTCCAGCACTTAATGTTCCTATTGAAGATGCTGAACCTGTATCAACTCTTGAATCTGCCCTTACTCCTGTGTTTGTTAATGCAGTTGAACTTGGTGTATATAAAATTGCACTTCTTCTTATACTTTCAGTAGCAGTAGCAGTTGTATTCAGTGCAGTTGCACCATCAACTGGATTGTCCAGGCTTCTGCTTGTCAAATTTGCTTTAACTTCATAAGAATTATTGCCAACTGCAATTCCACTTGGTGCAATCATAACTTCACTTGTGCCACTTAAAGCATTTTCTACAATCTCATCTGATTCATCATCTGTGGGACTAAAAAAACTGTTTAAACTAAAGTCAGCATTTGGAAGCCCTTGCACATAAGTAAGTGCATCATCACCAAATGCAGTCACTTCAGGTAAATTATTTCCTACAGTAAAAGTAAATGAATTTGTAAATGTTTCAAATTGAAATCTGTCAATATAGATGTCTGTAGATTTAGCTGATTGCCTTGCCATTATTCACCTTCCTTAATTTCTGTTTCTTCTTCAGAATTATCTTTTGGTTTTTCTTTTTTCTTTCGTGGTTTTCTCACTTCTTTTAAAAAGCCAGTAGCCACTAATGAATCAATGTCATATCCATTATCAATATCTTCCTGTCCAAGTTCTACAATATCACCAACTGTGACAACAGTTTTGGCAAAATCAAATTTCAACCTTCCCTGTAATACTTCATAATGTTTGTTTTTTCTTGCTTCTGTCATAATACTCCCTTAATCAACCATAACCTGAAAATCTATTTTTACTCCAATAAAAGGTGTGCCATTAAATTCCAGCCCACCATAATCCCTGTAACCTGTAACTAAAATATCTGAACCATGTGTGCTTAAACTTGTTGAATGTATGTATGCTGGGATTGACCCACTTCCTGTTGGTTCTAATAAATCATCAAGTGTGTCCTGGACTTCATCAAGATTACCACCCCTTGCAATCAGTACAGTTGTTTCAAATTCATGTGTCATACCACTATTAAAAGTGTCATTGTAAGTCCCACCAATTGGCAGTACCCAACAAGCTGGTAATTCTCTTATGGTATCAGGGACTGTGTCATATACTCTTAACCCTGATATATTATCAATGCTTGTTTGCACTGCATCTCTAATCCCTTTTAAGCTCATCTTTTCTTAAACTCCTTCTTTATATCAGCACCCAGTTTTCTGTTTAATTCTCCTAATTTTTCACGCATTTTTTCATACGCTGGTGCTAAAAATGGTATTCTAATTCTTGGGTCTGAACTGCTTGGTATTAAAGGATTCCCACTGGCTGAAATACCTTCTTCTAAAGGCACTGCATAATGCACACCCTTATTTGTTGCAACATTGAATACTCTTGCAACTGCATCATATTTTGTAGCTTTTAATGTTGATTCCCATGACCCACGCATTGCACCTGAACGTACTGGGGAATATATCCTGACAAAGTTTTTTAATGTTACTGATGCCCTTTCCAGGTATTTTTCAACTGGATTACGCAACTTTTTAGCATTACTAAGTTTTTTATTTAATTCTTTTAAACCCTGTATTGTTACCCCTAATTGTGCTGACATAATTAAATCCTGTGCCTTCTTAATGGTAATAATAATCTTTGCACATCTTCATCAAGATTGTTCTGCACGTCAAATGGATTAAATTCAGGTGTTCCAATTGATGTTGCATAAGCAGTTAAGAATCTTTTGCTTGTCCTGGCACTCTGCATATAACAGGCATTTTCAACTGCCTGTGGGTATTTGTAGACATATACTGTTGCACCAGTGCTATGTGATGCCCCTGTTGTACCATTCATGCCCCTTTGAACAGTTATGGTGTTACTTGATATACCTGTGATATATATTTGCTCACTGTCAATTAATATTGTTTCTCCAATATTTAAGTTAGCACCAGCAGTAGCAGTAAAATCTGTATCACTTGCACCAAAACTGCCATCATTTGTTGTTGTTGCTGATAAATATGGTGTACTGGAAGTGCCATTGCCATATCCAAACATTCCAGCTATCTGTACGCCACGCCTTATGCCACTTGCAAAAGACCCAGCAGTTGTATCATCACTTAATTCAATCCATTCTTTTGGATATACAGTGTCACCCAGTGGAAATAACTCATAATCTGTTGTTGCCCATGTTTTATCTGTTGACCTGTCACTTTTAAGTGTTGTTAAAGTAGTTATGGATAGTAAGTCAGTATTTAACAATAATCTGCTACCCTTTCCCCTGAATTGCCTGGTTTCAGATGTAATATAAAAAGCCCTTCTGCAAAAAGCATCAATTGATCTTGATGCCATTTCAAGTGATTGTAATAATTCAGTATCATTACCAGTACCACTTATATCCATCATTGTTTTTAGTGTGGCTAAATTGCCATAACTATTGCCATCAGTTCTCATACCTGGTCACTCCTGTAATCCCCAATGGGACAATTTAATATTCCATCTCTTTCATCTAATGGTGCGTGTCCACAATTGGGACACGCAACCACTTTTTCTTCTTGTGATAATTCCCTGTTCTCTCTTAATGTTGCCAACAGTTCATTCCAAGCCATTTACATTTCCTGAATAAACAATTCCACAGTACAGGTTTTTGCATTACCTAAATTAGACACAACCAAATCATAAGCACCAGCTTCAATAAACACTTTAAAATAAGTGCTTACTGCTGGAACTTTGTAAGTGTGTGTGCTATTTGATAGGTTTGCACCTGTACCTGTTAAAATGTCAACTGAATTACTGTCATTCATAACAA